CGTTGCCAATGTCACTGTTGTGTAGGTAAGTGACCCTGAAGGCGTAAAAAACGCCACACCAGCAGTTGCAGAAGCGTTAGTTGAGGTTGGAGCCGTGGCATTCGTTACCGTTATACCGCCAGCGGTGTAGCCTGTACCAGAGACTTCGCCAGTAGCAGAGTAAGCAGTAGTAGATGCGTTGTAAGTTGCTGAAACCAAATACAAAGCCGCTTTAAGCGTGTCTGTAGTGGGCGCAGTCAAACTGCCGCGAGAGACAATGGTTGAAGTGCCAAGCTGGTGTTGACCAAGCATAAGCTCGCTCATAAATGAGGTGCACATTGATTGGGTATTTGCCATGATATTTCCTTTATGCTAAAGAAGCTGTTTCGCCACCGGCAAAGGTTGGCATTTTTTTCAAAGTTACATGGGCGGAACGGTGAACAAGTTCACCTTCCAACCAGTACTCGACCCATGTGGTGAGTTCGTTGTCATTATCGACTGTGCCCTCTTGCTTTACAAGCAGAGAATCGTCCATGTCGCCTTTGGTTGTGGTTACTATCATCTTTTCTCCTTAAATGATCCGAATTACAGCAGTTTCAGGATTATCCGCTGGCAACTGAATTGTAAATCCTTGATTTGCCATTGTTTGATCAGTACCAAAATTAAACACCCCAATCGACTTGTTGCTCTTGGTGTAGTTGTATATCAACGCACCACGGGTTGTAAAGTTTGCGCCCGGCCATGATGGGTCATCAAAGGTGGCATAGCCCGTGCCGTTGCCTTGCTGGACAATGACGTTCAATATCACTTCGCCCCCTGCCGTATAGCCCGTGCCCGATACCTCGTTGGTGGCTGAATACACCGTTGTATCGGGGCCAAGATTGGCATCTGAGGTGTACAAAGCAACCTTTAAAACATCGGTGTCTAAGTCGTGTATGCCCAGCAAAACCTCTTTTTTGAAACTGGTGGTGAGTCCTGCTGTGATCATTACTGCACCCTAACCTTGACTTGGCCATCACGATAAGTGTCGCCTCGTTGTTTGCCATCGCCCAAGTTCTTCAGAAGCGCCATCGCCTCTTTGTACTTAGTATCGTAAAGCGCCATCATGTCCTGCTCACCCTTCATAAACGTATATGCCTCGACCAGCGAGCCATATAGCAACGCAGAATCAAAGTTTTCCTCTAGCCATGAAGTTCCCGCAGTCACGATGGATTCTGGGTAATAGTAATAATGCAACTCGACTTTGTAGGTCTGATCAGGCGTAGGGCCAAGAATGAACGACAGCTCATTCACATTGGCAGACTGTGGACCAAAGATGGCGTAATACTTGGGTTCAGCAGTGCTGGCAGGATTCGGGTACACCTCGCGAATGAAGTTGACATCCTTGTCCAACAAGTACAGGTAATCGCCTTGGAACACCATTGCGCCCGATACAGTGCTGCTATTGGCCACCGACAAGGTAATGGTTGTGCCGTTGATAACCGTTACCTGAGCACCTGTGCCAATACCGGAACCAGTTACTATTTGGCCAACAGCTATGTCCGTTGCACTGCTGACAATGATCGTAAATGCCGCAGAAATGCCTGTAGCCGTGGGTGTAGCGTAGGTGTATACCGCCAAAGAATAAGTGGACAAATAATCATCAGGTGCCGACAAATACTTGTTGCCTGAAGTGATCGTACCGGTTTGGTTTTTACGCAGATTGGCCAACTGCACCATGCTGTAGATGCGTTGCTCGGCCTGCTCAACAAAAATAGCAAGCTCCGTCGCCGTGAACGTGTTCTCGGTGTAGTCCGCAATCGCAACAGTGAGTTCAGCGTAGTTCATGTGATTGACGTGGTTACAGGCGACAGCACACCGGCTGCCGCCAATTGTTTGGAATACGGCATAGGCTGCATGCCAATGCTTGCAAACGAAGAGTCCGAAGTCAAGCCTACATAGACTGTAACGTACAACCGAGACTCTGGGCGAGGCTGGTACAAGGCCTGTGGCTCAGTGATATTGCGCTTGGGCTCTAACTGTGGATGCTTTGGCTCATAGCATTCTAAGCAAACCTTAAAACCCTTCCAATCCTTGATCAGCGCAAGCAGCTTGAACCGTTGACCGCACTGGTCACACAGTGCAATTGCAAACTTGCCTGAAGCGTAGCCCATGATTACCCACCCGAATAGGTTGGTGTCAGGAACACGCTGGCTGTGTCTCGATCTTCCGCCGCTGCCCGGGCAAATTCTTCTTCGTACAGTTGTTTCAGGATGACCATGCGATCCGGAGCCTTCTTAACGGACAGATGGAATGCTAAAGCCGCCACCAAACAAGGTAAAAATCGGAAAACAATGTCTGCTGTATTGGTGTACGCTCCCGCGTTCTCAATACGTCGGATGGCGTAATACACAAACGTCCACGTCTGCGTATTGTCAGGAGAGGGGTACAGGTACACCGTAGTCGGAACAGAACGCTGTACGTAGTATTGAGCTGGTCTGGACTGGGTATTCTTGTTAGGGATGTGCAGCCATTCTGCGCGGCTGATACGGTCAATCGTAATGTCTTGCTGGGTAGACTGACCCGCATTGGTACGAATTACCGCAGACAAGGCGTTGATAGTGTCTTCCGGCAGGTTGTACTCATACGTCCCGGCAGTCAAAACTTGCTGGCGCTGCTCAATCGTCCAAAGATTCAATCCGCGATTGGCCCACTCAGCAAAGATAATGTTGAGAGAGCGCAACGCCGTTTTCATGTCGTAGCCAGCCCTGACCTCTATGCCGCAGCGTTCATACGCCTCGGCAATCAGGTCATCGAACTGAAGATCAAAGTTGGCTACGCCTGATGTGGTCATGGATTAGCAAATTTTTGCTGTACGGGCACGCGCAGCGCCAACGCCACGAACTTGAACACGGCCACCTTCGGCATAGCCTCGTTCGGCAATACCTTGGCCACGCTTTGCAACACCGCCTTTGGCCATGGCAGAATCTTTCATCATTTTGCCGTCAGGCATTTTATGCATTCCGCTTTTTTTCATGCCCTTGGCCTTCTTTTCGGCTTTTTCTTCCATTGCTGTTTCCATGCCCATAAAAGGCATTGCTTTTGCTGATTTTTTCATGGATTCACCACCTTTTTAAAATTTCTTACCTTTGCTGACATTATCCGGCCTTCACTTGAAGAAGTTTGTCCAGTTTCTCTTCAAGCTTGTTAAATCTTTGGTCAATGTGGTCAGTGATGCGCTGGACTTCCGACTTAGTGACAAAGTCGCGGTGGTTTTCCTCGCGAGTCTTGTTCAAAAGAATGTCCAAACGCTTTAGTTCATCAAACTTTTCACGAATGAAGAACCACAGCCCGGCCAAAAGGACGGACAAACCGGCTGACCAAATTGAATTTGCATCCATCAACATTTCCACTTCTTAAGACTTTTATTGATCCTGCTATCCGGATCTTTAGCCGTCTTTTCGCTTGTAAGTTTGCTCTTCATGCCCTCCATTCGGGCACAAAACGATTTTTTTCTGGCTCCGCCTTCTGGCTGAGGGGGCTTCAGGTTCATGCCCTGCTTCTTGGCAGAAGCCCGACCCTTGGCATTTAAACCACCGGTCGGACTCTTGCCCTCTTTCCTCTGCCAAGCTGGGGTTTTAGCCATTTCAATACATTTTGCAGGGCTTGTTGCGAGCCATGCCCACACCGCGAGGAGAGAACGAGCTAGAGGGCTTAGGGCCACTCTTACGAGCAACCTGTTTAGGGCCACCTTTGCTCATGTCTTGCTTCTGTGCACCGGCTTGAACTTCGCCTTGGTACTCAGAAATTGCCATTTTTGCTGCACGTCCCATGATGGACTCCTTATCCGTAGAAAATGTTTACTGCCGTGAGGTTTAACATCTGCGCGTAAACCCCAACCCGAGCCACTACACCATCTTCTGGAATCAGTGGGGCATTGTTGTAAATGTCAGTGGCTGACACGTCGTAACTCATCAACCAACGGGTCGAATACACCATTGATGCACCCGCAGTGATAGACCCTGAGTTGATGTCGGTAACGGTGAAAGTGCTGGACGTTAAAACGGTTACCGCGTAGTTCCCGTTTGTAGCAGTTCCGCCCGTGCCCGCAGCAAAATCAATCCCAATCACATCCCCTGTGGTAAGTCCATGGGCAGCTTGAGTAACGGTCACAGTTGTGCCAGAACGACCGTATGTGGCCGTGGTCACTGGTGCAGTAAGGGTGTCAAACAACGTCACGTGCCCCGCAGTTGCAGTGCCCACATATGAGATGGCCTTGACACGGGTTCGCCCCGTTACCAAAAAGCCGCTCCCATTAAGGTGCGCTTGTTTTACGTCAGTTGTAAAAGCCATGATGGGCCCCTATCAAGTGGTGGCAAACGGTGTAGCAACAACTCCGGAACCCAAGATTACACCGGTGACCATGTACTTGTTGGCAGCAATTGCAAAAATCTCAATCCAAGTGCCTGCAACGCCACCAGTAGTCGTTCCATTTAAGTTGATAAAGTCATGGGTAGTGCCGTTAGCGGTGAAGCCAACCATTGCGCCCGACGTATCGGTGTCTACCGACAGCAAGGAGCCGATGTACATGTCCGTGCCGTTGGTGGCAATCTTCAAAGAACTTGTGGCAATCGTGGTTGGAACCCAAATTCTGTACATCACGCCTTCGTTGTTGGCGGTGTTGGGGCTCTGGCCGGGACCCGAAGAAGAGGGGTCAGCGGTCATGTTGATTGCAGGCAGCGTCAGTGTTAAAGCGGCAGCTAAAGTCCCGCCAACAGAAATAATGCGGCCAGCGTGGCTGACGGGATTTAGTGTGGTGCTGGTTGTTATTTCAACCC